AGATCTTCATTGGCAAAGCCATAGTTTACTAAAAACTGATTTTCTTTCAGATTTTTATCATAATCAGGGTCTAGATCATAAAGCATATTAGCAAGTTCAGAAGCTGCTTGAACTGCCCAAGGCTGAGACGCGCTCTCCTCGTAAGAATCAATGTCTGCAAAGACTCGATTTCTTCCATCTTCTTTCAAAATACATTGAGCAAGAAGTGAAGTGAACCTAGCATTATCTGCCTGTCCTTCTGCCGTATTTGAATCAAGTGCAGTTCTTTCTGCAATCAAAAGTCTGAACTCGCCTCTAGCTTGCTTCAGATCAAAGGCTGTATTCTTTGCTTCTACAAGAGGAATACCACCAGCATCTAAGACTCCTTCGAGCTGCTGAATTTTTTCGACCAAGCGGTCATATTCAGCCTGCTTCTTTTCATCCCAGATACCTTGATCTTTCATATAGTCTACTAACTTCTTTTTAAGTAAGGCGCCAGACTCAAGTGCTGATCTAAAGGTTTTGTTATACTCAATCTGAGAGTCTCTATACTCAACAGATGTAGGTTTTTTAACATATACCTTCACTTCATTTCCGTCTTCATCTTTGCCTTCCACTAGTCTAATATCACTCATTAGTTTCTCCTTCTACATTAGGTCTTTCTTTAACTGGCATTGTAACTGTATGTCTTTTCCAGCTAATGTCATAATTAGATATTTCAGCCTGCAAGTTTCTTATTTGAGTATTTCCTCGATCTAGTATTTCAGATCTAGCATCCTCAAAAATAGCCTTTAACTGTTCCTGTTGCTGGGTTAGTTCTCCTTCGGAGCCTATCCCCCATAAAAATCCAAAGTTCTTTTCTAGGCTGTCTAGAGCGCCTATCATAGTTGTTTGAATTTTTTTCTTTGCGATTTGGTATAACCTATCGCGTGAAATCTCCTTATATTTCTCATCTCGCTTTTTCTTCAAGCTCAGAGAAGTTTTAAGAAGATTCTGGTAATCATCCATATTACACCTTCTTTCTATTATTTTCCTCTAACATGTTGCACAAAATTTTGGCGTCTCAGGTTGGCATTTTCAAGCTGGATATCTGCAAAATCTCCCTGCTTGACGTGTTCACCATCAGCCGCTTCAATCTGATGCTCCCTATTTCTAATTATCCCTCTGGCATGGGGGTTATTTATATCATATACATTTGACGCTTCATTTTCGTCTTGAGCCATAACAAAAATCTCACCGGAGTTTGCTATTTTCTGGTTCTTTATCAGACCTTGGACTTCTGACTTTTTCTTTTCTTTTTCTCGTTTTCTCTTTTGGAATATAAACCATCCGTCAAGACAGTCGTCATCCTGTATGACTTTCTCAGTTGGCGAATCTGGGTGCTCATATACATTATCATACATCTTAGAATAAGTGCACAAAGTAAGTTGATCTTTTGTGTATTCGCAAGACGGGCGACCAAAGAGTGATGTGTCTTTGCCAGAAGACCACATGCTTCTCCATGAAGCGCTCCTAGCTATTTTTCTGTACATAGCCGCTGCTATTGACTGCGTTCCATAGTATCCTGCCATATCCATTATGGACATATCTTTCCAGTCATATTTTGTTCCGTCAGGATAAAAACAAGTCTGCTCAAGAAGCCAATTTACTCTAGATAGCTCTGCCGCCCACTCACATGTCACAGAATCGTAAACGGTTTTTTTGGACACAGCTCTGCCCCATAACTTCTCTAGATGTCTGATCTCTCTTTTAATTCTAAAAAGTTCCCGCTCTTTAGTGAAGTTTTGGTAAGCTTCGAGCTTTTTATCTTCTACTTTCTTTTCGTATTCTTTTGCTTCTTTATCATCTAGAGGGGTCCAAAGATCTTGTTCTATTAATATCTGTAGGACTTCTGGCTTTATATAATTGCCACGTTTGTATGCTAGATCGTATGCGTCATCATAAATTTCATAGGACTCATACATTAATTCTTTCGTTGGTTCCTGTATATATAGAACAAGGCCGTCACGCTTAAAGCGTAAGCGACCCTGTATAATTCTATATAAAGTTTTGTCTATTTGAATGTCGTTCATTCATACCTTCCTAAAATCCCTAAAACGCTTGCCAATCCGATTTCCAAATATAATATATATTAGAATTGACTAACGCGCAAAACTACTAGCTATAGTAGCCGTTACTATCTTTACCACCATGTACCTTCAAGTCATTGAAAGTAGAATAGGAATAAGTAATAGTAGCGTTTCCACCACCAGTATCACCACCGGAGTAAGAAACTGAGGACAGCTTGTTTTGACTACCTAAGTCTAAAACAGTTCCTGCACTGTCTTTAATGATGATATTATGGTTAGAAAGGTTCGGATGTGATCCAGAAACGTTAACCAAGTCACCACTAGTTGCAGTTACTTCAAATTCTGATGTAACTTCAAATGGGTAAGTTGCGTATCTGAAGTAAGGCCCAAATCTACCCAACTCAAGAATATTATCACGACCAAAGTCAGCACTCACACTGATACTAGCAATGTGTCTCGAAGTAGCCGATGTTGATTGACTAATAACTTCCGTTGGAAGTGTTGAGCCAGCAACGTCAACATTAGTTCTTCTTACGAGACCAGAAGCTGGTGTATCAGAACCGCTAAGTCCCGTGTCTGGGTCTCCAAACGACGTAGCCGGATTTGCTACCGTGTCTGCTCTACCTGACCAGAATTTATCATTACCGACGAGAGTAACAGATTCTGTAGCGTTACCATCCACTGGGAATGTATAACTCACGGAGCTAACGTACATACCTGAGCACATGCAAACTTGTACTGGAGTTGCGTCAGCAACTTGTGATACCGAGTCTGCATAAACTGCAAGATAAACGTCACATCTGTTATTACCTGCAGATACGAGGTTAGTAGAAGCAACTGCTCCAGCAGCTGATGGGTAGATCAATGGCTCGCCATCAATAACCTTTTCTAACGTAACTTCAACGTCTGCAATCTCTTCGGAGTTTTGATAGATCTGAATCTGACCCATTTCGTAAGCTTGGTCAAGAGTAAAGTTTGTTGTAATACCAACAGACTGTATCCCTTTCATAAACTTACAAGTAGCGCTCGATCCACCAGTTGGGGTATGCCCCATCTTGCAGATGGCGACCGCTTGGCAAGCATAGAAAATTCTATTATTAGCCATATTAATCTCCTTTTAGTTATATACGTATATAAAACTATCTTTTACCTCTGGCTTGGTATTTTTATATACACAAAATTTTCAGAAAAGGGCTTATATTGCTTTAACTTCTGTGGAACATCTGACGGTTCCTATGTAAAGATCCGGGGAAAGCTGTGTAACGCCGTCCGCTCTGGTATTATTGATAAAGCATCTTCTGTACCGATGATTGTCCACTAATTGTGGATATAAACCACTAGGTAAGGCGTTTGCGTTTACCTCACCTCTATAATTAAATGGATAGACTCCTGAAATAGCTACCTCATTTGTGTCAAATAGCCATATTGTTCTATCGTTTTGAAAGCCTATTTGGTCTATCAAATTATTACATTCCCAATGGTTTTCAGCGATCACATAGAATAATATGTCGGAGTTTACATTCTGACCACCTCCCAGCTGGAAACCGTCGAATGATTTTGATGATATAACATCCACAGCAATAGCTGGAAGCTGTACTCTTGTTTGGCCTAACTGTGCCCAATTTCCAGACCCAAACTGAGTGAACGTAGAGTCATCTACTCTAAAAGATCTCTGCTGTATTTGTCTAAACCAAGGTACACCCTCTGCAGGAATTACATTAACTCTTTTATGTGCATACTCTAACTGCACGGTACTTGTGGTAGATATAGCAGTGTCAAATATAACCCTGCCTTCTGGGTAATTTATATGATATGGAGCCTGTACGTTGCCCGTTGCTCTGAACGTGTTTTCGACAAAGACTCCTGAAATTCTTATGGGTTGTTCTACGTTAGCGACTCCAGTTTCCCAAACCCAATTACCTCTGTAGCCCTCCCAGACCTGACCATCGTTATAGTTGGGATCTTGAACAGGTCTAAGCTTATGCTTATTACCACCATACAAACCAGATTCGGGAATATCTATATTATAGAAGTCTCCCTTGTCCACAAGTCCCCAGTCATAAAAAGTTATGAAATTTTCCAACAATATATTTGAAAGGGTTGCATCTTGTGAGTTAGCAAAACCTCTTAAAGATTTATATGCTTCTGGCATGTCACTAACCTCTTAAAATGTTCATGATTAAAGTTTTAATCGGGCCCTCTTGGGCTGCGATTGCTCTAGTTATAAAGTTATCAGCTTCGTTTCCAGAGTAGTTAGGATTTACTTGGAAAGGTCTGACAGATGGACCCTTGCTAGTAGGAACCATTCTCGCTCCTCCGGTTCTACCATATGGACCATACTGCACACCAAAGTTTACTATAATAATAGAATCACCTAGAGTCAGCAGCCAGTCTAGCCAAGGCAGTAGGTCCCCGTCTTCAGTCTCTGTTATTCCAACAGATGACGTTCTAAGGGCAGTGTAGTCTGTAGGTTGTAATGTTATAGTTAAGCCTCCAGATAAGCTTTTACCCCGAAGCCTCACTCTGGAATAATTAAACTGCAATGAGTTAGCTATCATATCTGCTATAGCAGGGGCTGGGTCATCAGCTATACCAAAGTCAAGCTTCAAGATACCAGAAGAAACAGACTTCATCTCCGGACAAGAGATAATAGCATCCCTAATCATTCTTCTCAGGGGAGGGAATAGTTTTTTATAAGCAGAGGAAAAGTGGGCATCCGCCATATCTGCTAACTTCTTAAGCAAGATAGCTTCAATCTGAGCGTTGCTCTCTATTATCTTCAGCCCTAATTTCTTAGCCATTATGTATTCCTTGTCCAGAATGTAACTGCATATTTTTCAGGGTTTTGCTTAAATCCTTGCGGATAGGCATCTCCAGCTCTGGTAAATCTCATAGTATGATAATTGCTTATATTTCCATAAGTTTTAGGTATTAGATACTTAGCTTTGTCCAGCTTGGGAAGGTCCGTCATTTTAGAGATAATTTGAATGGCGCCTTCTGGAAGATTGATAGCAGCTCCAATATCTTTCCACTGCTTAGGTTCCCAATATATTCTAACATTAAGATCCTCTTCGGCTTCAATAGCCTTATAACCCTTCCCGTCACACTGCGGGCAGGGCATACCTCTGCTGAATGGATATGGACCGCCAGACCTGTAAACGCTGACAGATCTGGTGCGAGTGCCCATTGTATCCAAATAACAGTTAGGACACTGCTCTTTTTTCTCTGGGTAAACTAATGTAACAACTCGTTCAAATAGTGTAACAGCCTCATTGTAAACATTGAATACCCCTGTTGGTATTACGATGGCCATTATACAATCCTATAAGTAATATGTCCAGCTATATTTCCAGCAGAATTAGTAACCTGTAGTGCTTCTCCTACGGCGGTAATCATCAGTCCGTCACCTTCGCCATTAGCTGATGCTCCCCCATTTGCTGCACAGGCCATAGCCCCAGAAATAGCGGTTGTATTGGATTTGAATGTCACACTGGATGCTGCATCAACAACAAACACATAACTCAAAACCTCAATTTGTCTACCCGGTATGGCTGCGCGAAGAGACTGTGTTGTGGCTCCTGCAGAAATATCAGCGTATTCGGTAATGCCGTATCTCATCTGATCTTCTGGAAGTGCTGTTCTGTTAATGGCTGTGCTCATTACTCCTTGATCGAAAACTCCGGGACCAATAGTGAAAACAACTCCTCCTCTTTCGTTGAAGCCGCTTCCGCTTTTTATTTTTGCTGTAGTCATTTAATCTCTCCTTTATTAATTAATCGAACATAGTCCCTGAGCGACTACGTCCGTATTGGAATTGTCTATTAACAATAGCGCTACCCGGACTGTAAGGACCAAGGATCGCCTGACCGTGAAGGCTATTGGTGGCTTTGTATACCTGCATGAGCTCTTCGTATTTCTTGCATAGATCATTGTACAGAGTGTTAAGTGTAGTAGCAACTCCCCTTAAGTCGATAGCTGATGGACCATCTCTTAGAGAGAGGGAATTAGCAGCTTCAGTTTTCACTTCGCTTCCTAAAATTATGCAAGATGCTTGATAGGCTGTAAGCACCGTGAAGTCTGTATCTTTATTGTCTACTGGATCTGGACTTATCTCTTTAGTTGCGATATCTATAGTGTATGTATAATTAAAATCTGCCTCGTCATTCACCTTGTAGGCGGCGACAGATATTATCTGTTCTAATCTAGCATCTGTGTATTTGGATGAATCAAGATCTCCAATTAAGGTTCTAACAAATAGAACTAAATCTGTTGTCCAAGCCATGACGCTCTCCTTTATTATTAACTAAGGTTCTTGTGAACCTCAAAGGTATGTATATCACTGCTGTATTCGGTTGTGGAGAAAACAACCTTGCCTTGTATTCTCCAAGTTCCAGCAGAACCCAAATCTCCTGAAACAGTACTGTACTTAGCTTTTCCGTCGGTTCCACCACTAACAAGTGTGGCAGACTTTGTGAGGGTTGCGTCGTCAGGTCCCTGCAGATAAAATATTATCGAGTTAGCGGAACTGATGTCAACAACAGATCCGTCGTCTTTGAAGGTTAGCTGGAAAGTTGTTCCAATGTCCCCTACGCGTATCTCATTAGCTGCCATAATTACCTCTCAAATTCTCTAAATCTTTCTATACTAATATCTTTTTCACTAGTTCTGGTTATGGAAATATCACTAGCGAAGGCAGTATTTACCAAAACATCCCTCAGTGATGATCTAGTAATATTACTATTAAATTCTGCATCCGTATTGATATACACAATAAAATCCTCCGTTTCTAGTATTTCTACTACGGTTCTCGTTCCCGGAGGACTGACATCACTAAAAGGAAATGCACCTATAGATGAAAACCCAAACATGGCAGTCTCCTAAAAGTCAACAAACAATAAAAACGCTGGACTAGTCACAATGCCTGACGCTTCGTCGGGGGCTTGAAATTCAGCCCATGAAACCGTACAAGTGGTGCCAGACCCCGAGCTGTCATTCGCAGTAAACCTTAATCTCAAATCTGTGTAATCAGATATATTGCCAGCCTCACCTGTTGTGAGGTTTATGGTGTAGGTTGCAAGGCTAGACGTTAAACTGCTATTAGTGTCCGTCTTCCTAACCGTACTTCCTTCAAGCAACTCTACTTTAAGTGACATAGCGCCCGATCCACTATCGTCACTGGCTCTATATTTTATTTTGTGATCAGCATCTCCATCGGGTGTATTTATGTCACTTAGGCCAATAATACAGACAATGTCACTACCGCTACCATAACCTTCGTCTGTAGCTTTTATATAGTCACTGTCACTAGCAGAAGACTCATCTATGCTTGCGTATAGATTAGTATTACTGTCAGACTGATTTAACCAGTCTCCATCTGATATATCTGCATCAGGTCTAGCGTACTGTGTCATTATTATGCCTTAATATCTTGTCCTAGAATAAATCCATCAAAAGTGTCTGCTGCGACACATAAAAATCCATACACGTCTATTCCACCACTCGTGGTGAGGGTTGGTTCAGTTCCTCCGGGGAAGTATACAACATCACCGTCGCCGCTAGCTGAAAAAGCTACAGTATGACTTGCGCCGTTGGTAACTCTTACTACAATTCTTTGCCCTACTGAAGCGTTTGTAAAGTTCCAGCCCGTAATATTCCCGCTGGTAGTTATGGTAAAATGATTTGTGGTGTCACAGTCTAGAACCACAATACCGCTAGTGCCGCTCGCAGCAGCTGGTGCGGCAGGCTTGGCTGCTTTAGCAAAAGTAACAGCTCCACCATCAGCGATAGTCATTGCATTATCGCCATCAGTATAATCAATAGTGGCCGTCTCCAAGCTGCCATTCTCAATAGTTAATCCGGTAGAATCTATCGTACAGATATTGTTTGATGAATGACCGGCGTATAGTTTCAACACCTCATCATTAAGAAGTATTTTTGTTGTTGAGCCGCTATCTGAAAGTCTTCTTATTTTGTCGACATATAACCCATTATAGTCTATTTTTACTCTCTCAGTCCCCCCTGTATCAAAGTGAATTTCATTAGCTGTCTCAAAGTCAATCTTTGTATCAGCGTCTTCACCAATTACAATATCAGTAGCAAGGAGAGAGGTTATCCCAGTGACCGCACCAGCTAAAATAACCTCTGTTCCCTCTACTGTTATTACTCCAGCACTACTTCTTGCTATAGTTGTGTCACTTGCGTGTCCTAACTCTATACTGCCCACCTCCAGAGCTCCATCTATATCTCCATCACCAGAAATATCTAAAGATGTACCTTCTATTTCTCCAGCAACAGTGAGTACACCATTACCTAGAGTAAGTAGATCTACATCATTAGCCCCTCCTATAGTTCCTGCACTCTTGATAACTATATCGTCGGCAACAGTCAACAACCCAGCAGAACTCAGCGTCATATCGCCATTAGTCGCTGCGGGAGCAGCAGATTCGCTAGCCCCTGTCACAAAGACTAATTCTGTAGCATTGTTATCGGCAGCAAAAGTCCCCTCTGATCTAGCAAACACAGAAGCTGAAATCAATATAGAATCAGTGCCGCTAGATTCATTCGGTGCAGCAAAACAAATTTGCCCCAGAATATCATTATCAATGATAGCTGTGTCCGATACGTTCTGTAAGGTTATTGAATGAGCCATATAATAAAGTTCCTTATATTATATAATATACCAAGTGTCAGCAGCGCCGACAATAAGAGTAACACTCTCATGCTGATGGTAAAGAACAACGGTAGTCCCTCCATCAATCGTATCATCCCCTGCTCTAGTTACTTCCACGGCTCCAGCGCCACTGTCTAGTTTTTTGATAGTGTACTTAGCTCCAACATTGCCTGCAACAGCTGCAGGTAAGGTAGCGACTCTATTCGATCCGCCAGTAGTAACTCCAGTGAAACCTTTGCTTACAGTAACGCCGTCATTTGTTATAATCTCTACTGAGTCAATAAAGACATCACCTTTGACTGAACTGTTAAATGTCGCTGCACCAGCCTCGCTCATATCTAAAGTCAGAGCTGTAATTGCAGAACTGTCATCGACACCTTGAAAGATCATGTCTTTATCGTTAACTAAAGACTTGATAGTAAGGTTGTCACTGGCCATACTCACATGACCAATATTAGTGCTGCCATCCTTAAATACAACCTCATCACCAGCGGCGTCAAGGACGATATCTCCGCCAGAGTCTAGAGTTATGGTAGTACCATCTGCTTCAAAAGTACCGTCAGCTGTAATAGTGATGTTAGCAGCGGCAGCATCGTCATCAGTAGTGACAATAGAAAATGCGCCATGCTGAGCCATTGTCATTACTACTTTATCACCAGTATCTTGATCGTCGTGGATAGTAAGCGTAGTTCCATCCACATCAAAGTCAAAGATAGTAGTTGACCCATCGTCCATTGTTACATTACCACCATCAGCACTAAGGGCAATGTCTCCGCTTGAGTCAATAGTAAGAGCTCCAGCAATAATAGTGTCTAGACTAGAGATAGTTAAATCACCGCTAGAATATGTGACATCTGAGAGGTCATTAAGAGCGCTAGCTCCACCTCCGCCACTGGCAGCTGCCCATGTCGGATTAGCACCAGTACCCTGTGTTTTTAGGAAGTGCCCATCAGTACCAGCGCCAAGTCTAACGAACTTATTGCCATCATGATAAAGGATGTCGCCTTGAGCTCCAGAAGGAACGTCAAAACCAACAGAAAAACTAACCTCTCCTCCAGAAGATATTGACATAGCGTCTGTATCACTGGCAGAACCTATGTTGCCTCCGTCAGCAACTATAAAGCTAGAACCTTTAACCTGACCTGAAGAGCCATAGATAACAGCCTTGCTATTTACAACAGTATTTGCGACTGAGCCATCCAGCAAATTAAGTTCTGCTGGAGTAGAGCTGATTGCAGTAGTGCTAGCGGCAGCTAATACTGGAAGGTAGTATGTGCCTGCTGCCATAGCTGGAAGATTGATCGTAGCATCTGCGGTAGGATCTACAATAGCTAGCGTTGTCTCATGTGCATCTGCAGTAGAACCTTCAAACACAAACGCGTTAGTAACATCTATCTGCGTTTGATTGACAGATGTTGTTGTTCCATTAACAGTAAGGTCTCCAGTAACGGTTAAGTTGTCATTAACCGTAACTTCTGAGGTTGTATGCCCTATGGATATTGCTATTCCGCTAGTTTCAGTAGCTATATTCAAAGTACCAGTAGCGTTAGTAATATACCCGGCAGAGCCAGTATGGTACACGCTCATATCGGCACCATCACCGAACTTTAGTACGTCGCTATCCTGAAACTCAAAATCTCCATTATTGTCTAATAATACAAACTGTCCTGAGCTTGACGTGGTCTCCCCTTTAGTGAGACCAAATGCAAAGGGTGAATATGACATTTTATGTCTCCTTAATTATATAATAAACCAATTACTGTTATCTGAAACTAATGTTACTGATTCATTTGAATACTTAAGCGATATAGATGTTTCACCATCTATAGTCTCGCTCCCCGTTCTAATTATGTTAACTCTATATGCAGTAGAATCTGTTTTCTTTATTACTACTCTTCTGCCTCCATTACCAGTAGCAGCGTAAAGTGTGACTGTCATGATGCCGCTACTAGCATTACAGAAAACTATTTCATCATCTGTATCAAGGCTTTTGTCGCTCCCGGCATTTGTGAAGGGGCTTTTCCTATGAGAAAGATTTCCTAACGTATCTATATACACAGCCTTACCTGCTGGGTAAGTTGCGTACACAGTATGGGAAAGTGCAGAAAGAGATATCTTACTGCCACCACTACTGCTCGACAAAACAGTATCTCTAGATAGCGTATCTGGAGAACCATCGGTGATAGTACCGACTCCGACTTCCCAAGCAGCACCATTACCATCTTCTATAGCGTAGTAAGTTACGTTACCGTCGCCTATAGAACTAACAAAAGACTGAAAGCCAGTAGCAGCTCCGTCTAAGCTGATAGTACCAGTACCAGTGGTAGTAGTGGTCTCTTTTACTCTATCTTTAAGTTGAAAAGCCATATAATCTCCCGAGATTAAATGTGATCCTATTCCATATACCTGTATATACACAAAAAAACCGCCTCGCTTGCACGAGACGGTCCTTTTTTATGGTATTGAGATAAGCTATTAGAATGAGCCAGCGAGAACTCTTCTGTTATCAAGAACACCAAAACCAATTTCAGCCCAACCGTAGTACCCTTGACGTTGGTGTCTGTGAAGAGCTTCGTCTTCATAAACTTCAACTTCTTTCTTAACAGGCATTACGAAGCTGTCATTGCTACCTTGGTCGAGACCAATTACGAGCTCTACATCGCTAGTCTGCAGAGAACCACCTAAGTCACTAGTGAAGTAGGATTGGTACTCTTGACCGTCACCAAACTCAAAGAGGTCGTGAAGGTTAACACCGAAGATGCGAACTAGTGGAGCTGCGTCATCGCCTGCAACGTAAATTTCACGACGTGAAACTTCGTCAAGCTGATCGACACCCCAGTTGCGGATATCTTCGATTGCTTCTGGTGAACAATAAAGATCAGACAAGCGGCCCGGAGCAGTAACACTGTTACCACCACCGTTTCGTCGCATGACAGTCTTCATTAATGATACAAGACGCTTTGTGAACTGACCAGCAGCTGCATCTGCATCATAAACCAAGATATTTCTATCAACAGCAGCGGCGAGCAAAGTGTGCCAGCCGTCATCGTTGATTTTCTTAACAAATGAGGACTCAAGGACCTGCATTGCACGAGCGACAACACCCCAGTTGGCTTCACGAGCATATTTCAACAAGAAGTCGATTGAGCTTGTGATACCGTAGGTGTTAACCATTACGTAGTCGCCTTCGACGCTACGTTCTGGAATACGACCGTGTCCGGGATTAGTGTAAGCAATGTGCTCACTTTCTGTTCCGGGAGCTAATAGGTCAAGAGGAAACTCAGGTGTGCTACCCGGCTCAAGAGGCATAGCTTCATAAATTGAAGTTACAACATCTCCGAATAAAACACCCTTACGCAAAGGCAATTCCAAAGCTTTAGCGATTTCACGCTGAGCTTCAATAGCCACTGCTTTATCTGAACTACCGGACTGCTTAAGCAATGCGATAAATTCATCTGAAGGACGATTTTTCATATTCATTATATATTCTCCTTTAAGAGTGGTTTATACGTTAGTATTTGGAAGGTCAATATATACCTTAGCATAACCGTCTTCATCGACTGTAGAAAGGAATCTTCCTACAACGCGAGTTGAACCGTCAGCATCAGTATCGTCGTTAGACAAGTCAGCGATGGAAAGATTTCCACTGTGAGCCACATAAGCTGGGGCACCAGCAGTAGGAGTAGTTCCCTCGATGTTATTAGTAACAACATAACCCTTGCGGAGAAGTGTTACCTTACCACCCTTCTGTACTTCGTCCTTATGTTGATTAATGTGTTGACGTGTTAGGTCAATATTAACCATATCGTTTACCAGCAACCCAACAGGGATTTTTCCGGATGGGAGTGCAGCATAAGTAACCAAGGCACCGCCTTGATCCATAGCAGCACCAGAACCAACAGTGCTGATAGAAGCAATTCCACCTCTAGTAGCTACTTCATTCATGAAAAAGCTAATGTCGGTTTCTACTTCATTTCTATCTGATTTAAGAGCCATTATATATTCTCCTCTATTATTTAATCGTTAAGGTTAGCAGTTGATTTTAAGAAAGAACCAAACCATTCGCTAGCTGTAGAACGAAGATCTTCAGATTCTTCACTCTCATCAATAGCTTCGGCCATAGCAACATCAGCGACTTCTTCAGCTTCTTCTAGAATTTCTTCGGAAGCTTCTGCTTCGTCAATTTCTTCTTCTGATGCTTCAGATGCTCGCCTTTTTTCGGCTTTATCGAGCTCACCCTTCTTTTTAGGGTCAGCCTTAGCTTCTTTCTTATCTTCTTCTTCTTCTTTTTCGCCGTATTTTTTGCCCATTTTGGCAACAACGAAATCGAAGGTTTCATCATCGAGGCCCTCAAACTTAGCGATAGCATCGTCAAGTTCTTCACCTTCAAGACCGGCTTCAGTAAGAGCCAAAGTTCTTTTTTCCAAAGCTGCAGCCTTTTTGATTTCTTCAATCTGAGCGACTGCTTCTTCTTTAGCTACTTCAACAGCAGCAAGAGCTTCTTCAAGTTCTTTTACTTTAGCGGAAGTCTCGTTAAATTTTGTTTCAAGAGAAGCGATTGCTTCATCTTTTTCAGAGATAGTGGCTTCAAAAGATTCGAGCTGTAGTTTCATAGCCTCAGCTTTCTTTTCCTCCATCTCCTGTTTCATAGTTTCATTAGTTGCGCGAGCTTCAGATAATTCAACCTTCAGTTCGTCAACTTGTTTCTGTAAAACATCAGACATTTCATTCTCCTTCTGTGATGAAATTGTGACTAATTTACTTTCAGTTTCAGTAAGATTACTCTCATTCCTTAAAATTACGCTTCGAGGATTAGCAGGTTTTGAAACCAAGCCCTTGCCAGAGAAAGATATATTTCTTAATAAACGACCTACTGTGTACTCCTCATACTTTCCAGTTCCCCCATAAGCTCGAAGGTGTTTCGTCAAAAATGCCGAAGCCTCTTCTCTTCTTACAACTTTAGTTTCACCTTGCGAATTTTGCAAAGCGTAGTCAAAGTTTGGGAACATACATTCCATGCTTACAAACCACTTGTCTCCTTCTTCTATTTCCTGTACGATTTTAGCCATACGACCTCTTAAGTCTGGATCACTCCACGAGGTGTATAACACAGCATTTGTTATAATATTAAAGTCTTTTGGCGATCCCGCTTCGATCCAGTCAGCTTGAGAATCAAGACGTGTGCCTTCAAAGTCAACTACATAGTTGCCAGTTATATGTCCAATGATATCTTTTTCATTGTGCATAAAGTTAAATTGCTTGTCTTCTGGGGTAGAACGGGCCTTCCACATTTCTTGCGAATCAAATACATCATCATTCTTATTCCAGCCACTGCTAACTAAAACAGATGACAAGTAATAAAGATCTATTTGGTCGTTGTTTTGTGCGGCGCTTTCAAATAGACTGTCTGCTTTCGCTTTTGATTCGTCTCCACCTAAATCCGAAATACTTATGGTGTCTGTGAAATTTAAAATCTCAGAACAATAAGCGATGGTTGAATTGGAAGCAATCGCTTCTTCAAGACCATCTTGTATTTCTTGTTCGTATATTTTTATAGACATATGTTTTTATTCCATTCTAGAATATCGGCTACAATGGATAATACACAAAAAAAGAATTTTATATAGTTTTTTGCTAAAAAGTTAGGATAGAGTAGCGAATGTGGACGCGTATATATATCTAACTTCATCAATAGTTGGCTTCCTATTTTGTAAATTAGTAAAGCTGTCTTTCAGCTCATTGGCATAGGATGTGAATGCTTCCGAGGGTTTTGTGTTCGCATCTACAATAGATTTTATTACCTCTGGAGTTATCTCCATGAATGGTTTTGTTCCAGTAAGTATGCACAACTTCAAGTACTCTAGCTGATCAAATTCAGATTTAGTAAGGCTGCGAGCGTTCTTTTTATCGAAGTGATCTAAAGCCATAGGAGTAACCAGATCAGCGATTGTTTTTTGGGCCTCATATGCCCATAAAGTTCTACTATTCAAGTCTATAGATGCTTCTCCACTTCTAGGCAGTACTCTTTTTTGCTTCCGTTTCTGTTCATCTCTAGCGTTCTTTGGTCTCCCACCTTGAGGATTTTCTGGTGTGGGCTCAAAGTTTTCTTCTTGCTGCTGCTCCGGAGCTGGCCTTTCTTCAACTACCGCTTCTTCCTCTACTGGAGGTAGGCCAATTTTTTCTAGATATGCTTCGTTATCAAGAACATCTTTTGTCATTGCTATCTTTGCAACATCTTCTTTATGTTGAGGATTGTGGAAAGGACCAGCTTTCTTTGGAGCGTTTGTATCGTTATTTCTTTCTCTGCCTTCTCTTCTCACTCTTATTCTTTCAATGCTTGGAAGTTCACGGAATCTTTCTAATAAAGTTTCGTGAGATATGATATCTCTGTCGGCCAACTGAATAAGTAATTGTTTTTCTGCTGCTTCGTCTGAAAGAATAATAGAATCAAAGTGAATTTGTGCTGGAAATCTAAAGCCCATAGCTTTCTGGACGAGTTCTATTTCTTGCTTCCAGAATTCGGTCAAGATTTCTCTACCATATTCTAATCTCTCTATAAGTGTTTTAAGACTGACATAGTTATTGCTATAGCCGCCAGCGCCTGAAGCTCCAGTAAGAGTTGGTGGAATCCCTAGACCGGCATATATGCTAGTCAGTACAGGTTGATATTTCTGATCACCTAAAAACTTGAAGACCTGAGAGTTGCTTTCTTTAAAGTCAATTTCAGGACCCCACACAAGGTCCATTGTACCGCCACCGACATTACTAGCAAGAATGTCTCTAAGCTTATTAATTGCCGACTTCGTGGGAATAATTTTATTGTCAAGATCCCCAAGTCTCCACAGTCTAACATTAGATATAGCTCCATCAAGAGCTGCTAAATCAGCTAACTTCATCTTTTCTAGCATGATAATGTCATCTAAAATAGCATAGATCATTGGATTGGACCAGAAGTTCCAGTCGTCTTTTTTATAATGGTATATGCTTACTTTGTCCATGTCTAGAACAATGTCTCTTTCGCCTTTATTAAGACCATTCAAAACACCAGTTGGAAGCGAAACACTATTTCCAAGTCTACCTTTATAGGTACTAAGAGAGTTCATTGTGTTTTTTGAGACCCTCAATACATAATCATACTTTCCTGTGAAAGAAGCGTCATCCTTGTTTTTGACATAGACCGTTAGAGGGTTTAAGAAATCATACTTCCAAGGCACTTCTTTCTTAGAAAAAACCAAATCATCAATCTTAACATCTGGAGCTGCAGTGCTTCTCTTTAACTCCTGTTCTCTTTTCGAGCTGATCTTTGCTGTTCGTCTTTTGACTACTACGTTTCCGCATCTATATAGATAGTTTAAAAATCTTTCTGACCTTTCAGCTCCATTGACTTGATCGAACCACTTCCTGTAAAATCTTTCTATAGATTTATTCGGATGCACAAGTGTAAGGCCCTGACCGGCAAAGTCTCCCATTAAGTCAATGACATTACGAACTATGCCAACCTTTTCGTAAGCTTGCATACACATCTTCATTATTCGTTTCTGTCTTTTGGGGAGGGCTTCTCCCGGACGGAACGCATCGTAATCAGACCTATAGAAACTCGGTCTGACAGATCGAGAAGACTCGATATCTATAAAAGTTCGGTAATCATAAGCGTAAGATTTTTGTATGCCATCATAGGCACTTATATTATCTGAAGACTGACTATAAGCTTGTTCTCTTTCGCCATCATCTCCCCATGTCAAGTATAAGTCATCGCTCATTATGATTGCCTTTCAGTCAATAGTATTGGTAATAGGATTGTAATATACAATACACAGAATTAATAAACATCACCCATATTTTCTGTAAACCAAGCTGGTCCTTTATACATAGGGCCGTCATCTTCCTCCTTTATTATATACGATCTTTCGGCAAAACCCCCATAGTGATCATACGTTTTCACTGTTTTATGAGCGGATAATTCTCTCGCTGACATGTTAGCCATTATTAATGATGAATAGCGGTCTTTTCTCATTCTGCTCTTTTTGCCAGCAGCTACCTTTATTTCAGGAGTATCCCATCTTTCTCTACCAGTGCTAGTCTGTGTCATTATAATCATAGATAGCTCATTCTTCAGCTCTTCTATTTCCATTACGCAATCTTCTAGAGTGTCGTATGTTCTGCCAATCATATTATCTTCTTCAGCAGAAAGTCCGAGGCTAACGGCGTCAAAAGCTGGAAACAAAACTAATTTGTCTTCAAAGTCTTTTCTGAGTCCGTGATTAGCTTCTGCTAGCCAGTCTGACTTGGCGAACTGGCACATCTTCAGGATATGCAAACCGGGCTCATCGTCAGTATCTTTTGGTTTATCGTAGTCGATAACTGGCCATATAGCCACTTCACCCTCTCTAATCTTATCCTTATCATGAAGCGCCTCCATTACGGCTATACCTCCACCCTGAGCATCTAGAGCGATTTCAGCACACGGGAATACCCTCATAAGGTTTCTAATCTTTCTAGCACAATATGAGTAGAAATCGTCTTCATCTGCTATGCTTGTCTTAAGCTGCTCCCTGTGCTGCTTTCTATTCGTTGTCCAGCAATGTACAATCTTTCTGTGGACGCCATCAATTTCCAACACTACTATACTAAAGTTGTCAACTTCAGAAGCTGGGTCAACTCCGAATACATATGTTTTGTTAGGATCTCCCTTAAGTTTAGCCTCAAAGAAAATTTCCTCATCACCAAACTTTATCGGGTCTTGCTCGGAGACAACGCATCCTTCTATAAGAGATCTCTTGAAAAAGCCCTGACTGTCTGTCGTAAAACATGCACCATATTCCATTTGGAATATACCAGAGTGGACTGTAGCTCTGGCTCTACTAACCTGCCCCTCATCCATAAAACCTTCTGGCAAGGTGGTCACAGGCATTCTTATGACCGAATAATCTCTCCAATTAAAGTCTTTGGGCACATCGTCGCCAAACACTTCCTTTAATTTGAACTCATCCCCCTGACTATCTACAATAGCCTTATATCTTTTCCAGTATTGAGCGAAGTGATTGAAGTCGTAATAGGCTGTTCCAGAAAGAATAATCTGGTTTGACTTGTCGTCAAATACATCAGTTCTTGGTTGGTCGTTATGAAAATCAACACCTAGTTCCGCCGCTCTCTTTTTCTTTGCCTTCATCTTGACTTTTTCTATCGGAGATGCGGCTACTGCAGCAAAACCGGCAACGACGTTTTCAAATATGTCACGAGGTATAGATGCAAACTCGTCAGCGATAATATCATTGGCACGTTGACCACGAATTTTACTTCCGTCGCCAAGAGGTAGACATGTTATAGTGCTATCTCCAATATGCATCACACATCTATCGACATCTCTTCTAGGTCCACTGTTAGAGCCGCACAGATCCCTCAGAATCGGCGCATTCTTCCAGATGGTGTCCATATACTCAAAAAGAACTTTAGACTGTCTAAAGGCCGCACCGACAACGATAATCTTTCTTCTAGGCATGAACAGTGCTCGGAGTAGAGGATAGACAGATAGTATAAAAGATTTACCCATACCACGGCTACCAATTAGCATTGGGAATTTCTTATTCCACATCTCCTGTAATATTAAAGACTGAAAAGGAGAAATTTCTATGTTTAGAACATACTTACAGACAAAGGAGAAATACTCAGGTCTCATCATGAGCCAAGCTATTCTTTCGATCATCTTATCTTTATCCTGATCGTAGAATAAAAAATCCATAGGGTTGAATAACTCATCTTCTTCTACATTGATTCCTAACCAAGCATCTTGAAGTATCTTTTCTATGTTTTCTTTTTTCATTAGAGTCTCTTAATAATATTTTTAATCGAGGTGTTTTGGCCCTTGCCAAACAATACATCTGCGAAGCCATAGTTAATAGCCTGCTGTCCGTCCAGTATCCAGTCTTCTTTTACATTGAGTCTTCGTTTAAGGATTGCTTTTATCTCTGTAGGACTCTTGCCTTTAAAGTTAGCTCCCTTCTTGCATGCATTTACATATATATCGTACATTAGTTCTTTTGACCTCTTAAGGGCCTCAGCGTTTGATATAAACTGCTTTGTTGTCCCGCTAGTCTCACAAGAGCCCTCGTGTATCAACCATTCTGTATGAGGATGTGTGACTCTCAGGCCTTTGCCTATTACCGCTTGGGGAATAATACTTCCCATAGAAGATGCAGAACCATAGCAAATAAATAGAAATTTACACTTGCTAGCCTTTATTGCATCGTATATAGCAAAGCCAGCGTTTTGATCGCCTCCGATATTATACTGATGAACAATAATTGGGTCGTCGTTAAGAGATTCTAGCATTACAAGATTTTTGATAAATTCTACGGCATGCTTTGAACCTATGCCCTCATCGCCAGACTCAAGAAATATTTCCCTTGTTTGACTAAGAACACCATAATCGTGCCAATTCGATAAAGCTGAATATATATGTGATCTGTTAGTTCGATTCATGGAACATCTCATTCAACCTCTTGAAAATACTGTTAACTGTCAAAAAAGCACTTTGTTTATTATCACAAAAAAGGATATTAATTCCGTACCAAATTTGATACTCCATCAGCGCTTTCAAGAGATACTTTCCAGTTATCTTGCGTTTGCTCACCTGAGCCTTGACATATTCTGGCTTCCTTTGCCACATCTCATCTGAAAATATAGAGTTAGGATAATTTATTAGATCTGTCATTGAAAATTCACATACTATATACCTAAAAGGAAACTCCTGAATCCTTTTCATCTCTGCATCAAAAGCTTTCTTTTTTCTACCAAGATTATTGGCTATTTCTTCTATTGAGAACTTTCTTTCTATACATACCATGTCTTCAAAACCTTTTAAGGTATAGTCCCCAGTTTTTAGAGTGCCAGATTCCATTCCTGCACATTTGTCGTACTCTTTGAAGTACCAACCTTTCTGCTCTCTGGTATCTTGTATAACTGTATATGATGGTATGTTTTTCTTAGCCATTTATCAATCCTAACAAATAAGACTCATAATGCGTTTCTTTTCCTGTCACTTCTTTGTGGCAATCATAACATAGTGTTATTCCATTGCTTACATCAAATCTTAATGAAGATGCGCTAGCCCACTTTCTGATATGATGAACGTATAGTTTTTTCTTTTTGCCGCTAGTCTTGCACATCTTACAACAAAACTTATCTCGTTTCAAAACATCCGTCCGAAACCTCTTGTAGACCGGATCGTCGTAGTTCCTCATCTATATCTGCCTCCACCATTTTTTGTGCTAGTTCCTCAAATTTTATTTCTGGTCTCCATCCAAGTTTTGCTGCTGCTTTGGACGGGTTACCAAGTAAGTAATCAACTTCAGCGGGTCTAAAGAATTCAGGGTCAATGTACACGTACTCGTCCCAATCACCAAGACCAGCGTGCTCAAAAGCGTATTCCAAAAATTCTTCAACACTGTGTGTTTCTCCAGTAGCGATGACATAATCGTCTGGCTCTTCTTGTTGCAGCATGAGCCACATCCCTCGCACATAGTCTTTTGCATGACCCCAATCTCTCCTTGCTTTTAAGTTTCCAAGTCCCAGCTTAGGAAAATCTTCATCCCTGCCGGAAGCTATAAATCTTCCGATCCACTTGGTTATTTTGCGAGTAACAAAGTTTTCGCCCCGTCGCTCGCTTTCATGGTTGAACAATATGCCGCTAGAGGCGTGTATGCCATAACTATCTCTATAATTTCTCACCAAATGATGAGCGGCAAGTTTAGCAATAGCATAGGGTGACTGTGGAACAAATGCCGTATTTTCATCTTGGTATTTCAAATAATTGACACCTGTTTCTGATTTAACGAGGCTGTCTCCTACACTGTCTTCTGAAACTGGTACAGAAGTAAAGTTTTTTCCAAACATCTCACTTGACGAGGCTTGGTAAAACCTAATTTCCTCGGATCTAGGCGATACCCTAATCGCTTCCAGTATATTTAGACATCCTCCAGCTGTAACGTCCCAAGTTAGTGTCGGCTGTTTAAAAGATGTGCCTACATGTGACTGGGCAGCAAGATTATATACTTCATCTGGCTCGTACTTGTTTATGATATCCGAGACACAAAATCCATCTGTAATGTCACCCTCAACAAGAGTGAAATTAACATTTTTAATATTTTGATCTAAACGCTCGGTCGTGTCCACACTACTTCGTCTGGCTACCCCAACGACGCT